AGGCAAAAGCCCGTGGCCGTTCGTAAGACTAAAAAGGGCGCTGCCCTAAAGCGGTGGTTCAAGGAAGACTGGAAGGATGTCCGGACAGGCAAAGAATGCGGGCGCCAGAAGGGCGAGAAGCGGGGAACCCCGTACTGTAGGCCAACAAAACGTGTCTCCAGTAAAACGCCAAAGACAGCAGGCGAGATGGCTGCGGCAGAGAAAAAGTCCCGTATAGCGCAGAAAAAACGTTTGGGGCAACCTGCGGGCAAACCGAAACGGGTCAAGCCGCTGAAGCGGAAAAAGAAATGATTACGTGGACCGAACGCACCGCTATAGCTAAAGAGATACGGGACTGGTCATCCCATGCGCTGGAAATTGCGCGCCCCGAGTTTAATGGCCTACCCGCCTGCCCCTATGCCAAAGCAGCATGGCAAGATAACAAAGTAGACGTGGTATTCAAGTTCGAGGAGGAAGACTATAAGCGCCTGTATATGGCCCTGCATAACTGGGACGACTCGAAAGAGTTAGTGATTATAGCCGATACAGCGTTCATAGAAGACCCGGAAGAGTTCCATGAGTTTGTAGACAACGTTAACGAGGCTATTGCCAACAACGTGTTTAGGGACAGGGATTTGTGGGTTATGGGCTTCCACCCCTACGGAGACGCCAACGAGCTGATAGACGACGGGACATTTGAGGGCGAAACAGACACCCCCTACGCGGCGTTTTTTGTGCAGCGTTTGTCGACGCTGGAAGAAGCTTCAGATAAACTGAAACGGCTGGGGTATTACGACAAGTTTGACCCAGAATTAGCTAAAATCTACGAAGTACGAAAGTCTTTCTACAGGAGATTGAACAATGCCGGGAATTAAGAAAATGCGTGGCGGCGGTATGGCCATGAAGAAAATGCGTGCGGGTGGTATGGCCAAGAAGTCGGGCCCTGCCAAAAAGAAGGCCATGAAAAAGGCCGCCAAGAAGAAGTAAGCTATGGCAACTACGGGTACCACAAGTTTTGCGCCGGACTTCACTGAAATAGCGGAGGAGGCGTTCGAGCGGGCTGGGAAACAGCTACGCTCTGGTTATGATTTGCGGACTGCCCGTAGGTCCATGAATTTGCTGACTATTGAGTGGCAGAATCGTGGTATCAACATGTGGACAATTGAGGAGGGGGCTGTAAATCTTGAACAGGGTACCGCCACCTATTCGCTTCCTGCAGATACTATTGATCTTCTGGAGCATGCTATACGCACGGGGGCTGGCAACGTTACCACCCAGTCTGACCTCAACGTGTCCCGAATCAGCGTTTCTACCTACTCAAGCATACCAAATAAGCTATCCCAAGGCCGCCCCATTCAGATTTACATCGATCGGGGTAGAGATAACCCCACCGCAACAGTATGGCCGGTGCCCGACCGGGGCACACTAGCCGAGCCCTACTACATACTCAAGTATTGGCGGTTGCGGCGCATACAGGACGCTGGCAATGGGGTAGAGACAGCGGACATGAATTTTCGGTTTTTGCCCTGCCTAATGGCGGGTTTGGCGTATTATATCGCCATGAAAGACCCGGAGCTTGTTGCACGGGTACCCATGTTGAAAGCCGACTACGAAGAACAGTTCCGGCTGGCAGCGGAAGAGGATAGGGAAAAGGCGTCTGTGCGGTTTGTACCTAAAATATACGGTCCGGGGTAACATACCATGAGCGGTAAGTTTGCTTCCGGAAAAAACGCTATTGCAGAGTGCGATGTATGCGGGTTTCAGTACAAACTACGGCAGCTAAAAACGGTGGTTGTAAAAAACCACGAGACCGGAACAAAAGCGTGTCCTGAGTGCTGGGAGCCAGACCACCCGCAGAACATGTTGGGCGAATTTCCGGTTTACGACCCGCAAGCAATAAGAAACCCGAGACCCGATTTTGCTGGGTATGCGCAGAGCAGAGCTTTGGTTTTTCCGGTAACCCCGGTGGTAGGCACGACATTTATCGGTGAAGTCACCATACAGATAACGTAAGCGAGAGTGGATATGAAAAACAAGGCCCCGAAAGCGAAAAACACGAGTACGGTTAAACCCTACAAGCCCATGACGGACGTTAACAAGCCGATCAATATGAAGACCAGCGGTGTTAAAGTTCGTGGTACTGGTGCGGCCACAAAGGGCACAATGGCTCGTGGACCGATGGCGTAAGGTTTAGGGTTGTAGACCACGATGAACTATTCCGAATTGACAAGCAACATAGAAGACATCTGCGAACAGACGTTTACTGCAGACCAGCTGGCTATGTTCGTTCAACAGGCGGAGCAGAAAATCTACAATACGGTAGATTTGCCGGCGTTTCGGAAAACTTCTTTGGGTAACCTTACAGCAAGCAACGTAAACTTCACGCTACCTGCCAGCACCCTGTATATTTACTCGTTCGCCGCAATAGACGGTACGGGGGCGTACAAGTTTTTGATAAACAAAGACGTGAACTTTATACGCGAAGCCTATCCAAATCCTGCCAGTACGGGGCTGCCGAAGCACTACGCGTTTGAAAACAAGACAAAATTATTGTTGGGGCCAACCCCAGACGCTAATTACAGCACTCAACTTGTTTATTCTGCCTATCCGGAGTCTATTGTTACTGCAGGTAACACTTGGCTAGGCGATGAATTTGATTCGGCCCTACTTAACGGGGCTTTGGTCGAAGCTATTCGCTTCCAAAAAGGCGAACCCGATATGGTGGCGCTGTACGAGAAGCTGTATGTACAGGCTGTTGGCTTGCTGGTTGAGGTAGGTGACGGCAAGTTGCGCGGGGATGCCTACAGAGACGGTCAAATTAAGGTTAATGTGTCATAATGTTTAGTGTAAACGGTGGGGTAGAGCTGGGTAATTTCGCGGTGGCTTCCGTGTCTGGCCGTGGCTTTACCCCCGAAGAGCTGGCAGAACAGGCGCTGGATAAGATTATTTACGTAGGCGGAAACTGCCACCCAGCAATACGGGAGCAAGCAGAAGCCTTCAAAGACCAAATTCGTGGGGTGTTAGTGCAGTATATGCACCAAGCAGTTAAGTCTAACCATACCACGTTGGCAAACCAATTCCGAGCCGCTGGGCACCCGGAAGTAGCAAGATTATTGGAAATTAGTTGATGGCTATTACCGTAACTACAGCGCTACCCACCAGCTTCAAAGTCGAGCTGTTAAAGGGCATACATGATTTTACCAACAGCACCGGTGACACGTTTAAAATCGCCCTGCTGAAGTCGGCTGCATCTGGTTCGGGTACTTATGGTGCAGCCAGCACCAACTATTCGGATATCACTGGTAATAGTGACGAGGCTAGCGGTACTGGATATACAGCGGGTGGAAACACTCTGACCAATGTTACCCCTACTGCGGACAGCACTACTGCAATTACTGACTTTGCTGACACCACTTGGTCTTCAGCTTCATTTACTACTTCTGGGGCGATGATCTACAACAGTTCGGCGTCAAACGAAGCTGTAGCAGTATTGAGTTTTGGTGGTGACCAGACAGTAAGTTCTGGCGATTTCCAGATTCAGTTCCCTGCCGCTGCCGCTAATACGGCCATAATACGAATTGCGTAGTTTTTGGAGATACGTAAATGACTTCCACGTACAATAATGACCTCCGACTGGAGGAAATGGCAACCGGCGACAATGACGGCACTTGGGGCGGTATTTTAAATACCCAGCTTTCTCTTATTGCCGATGCTTTTTCGTACGGGTCGCAGTCCGTAACCGCAGATGCCGACGAGACGTTTACTATCCCGAATGGCAGCGCCAATGCGACTCGCAGTTTTTATTTAAAATTTACCTCCGGGGTGAGTCTGACCGCTACTCGCACAATTACTCTGGCCCCCAATACTGTTTCCAAACTGTGGTTAATCGAAAACAGCACCACTGGCGGGCAGAGTATTACCATAAGCCAAGGCTCCGGCAGTACAGTGACTGTTGCGTCTGGCGCAACAAAGCTTATTTATACCGACGGACAGGGTTCTGGGGCTTCTGTTGTTGATGCACTAGCCGCACTTGATCTTGCTTCTGGTACCACCGCTGTAACCCAAACCCAAGGGGATAACTCCACGGCTGTTGCCACTACAGCATACGTCGATGCGGCGGCGGCTGCACAAGATACCCTCGCAGAAGTTCTGGGTAACGGCAATTCAACTGGCGGCACAAACCTTGTTGTAACGGCGGGCGATGTACTTACTGCAGATACTATAAACGAGACTACATCTGCTTCTGGGGTAACGGTAGACGGGGTACTGCTTAAAGACAACGCTGTAACTGCATCTGGGGGGCTTACTGGGGCTATTCAGACGGCTGCACAACCTAACATAACTTCGCTTGGTACGTTAACCACGTTGACTGTGGACAATATAACTGTTAACGGTGCAGCGATTACTTCTGACACCGGAGCGATTTCTTTTAGCGACGACGATCTATCCGGTTCCGGCAGCTTGTCTTTTTCTGGGGGTGGAGCACTAACTGGGACTTGGACAGACCTTGGCACAGTTACCACTGTAGACATTAACGGCGGCACTATTGATGGCACCACTCAAGCTACTGGTACTATTAACGGTTCGCTGAGTGTTGGTGGGACTTGGACTGCTGCTGCAACATGGACGCTCCCTGCGTTTACCTTGGGCGGCACAGTCACTAGCAACGGCCAGTCTTTTTCAGGGACGATTGCTGATCTTGGCACAGTCACCACTGTAGACATCAACGGCGGCACTATTGACGGTGTAACAATAGGCGGGGCATCTACTGCTGCGGGCACCTTTACTACGGTTACTTTTGCAAATCTTGTCGGGGCTTCTGGGGCCAACATTACAGGTTTTTCCAATGACACCGCTCTTGCTGGGGCGAGCCAAACTGAAGGTGTAACAGAGTACGCAGCGAAAACTTACGTAGACAATACCGTTATTTCTATTGGGGCGGTTTCTGTAAGTCCCACACCGGTGGCCAACGACTACGCAAGGTTTACAAGCGGCAGCAACTTGGAAGGTCGCAGCGCCTCAGAAGTTAGGTCCGATCTTGATCTGGAAGTAGGTACTGATGTTCAAGCATGGAACGCGGGGCTTGATGATATATCGGGCCTTACTCCTAGCGATGGAAATATTATTGTAGGTGATGGAGCCAACTGGGTAGCGGAAGCGGATGCAACGGCTAGGGCTAGTCTTGGAGTGGCTATTGGCACTGATGTTCAAGCATATGATGCTAACTTAACCGGTTTTGTTGGAGCTTTTACTTTACCCACGGTCGATGGCACCGCAAACCAAGCGCTAGCTACAAACGGTAGTGGCACGCTATCTTTTGTTGACGTCGAGTCAACACTAGCAACACAGACCAAGACCTATATCTCAGGTGAGGCATCAACGCTTACTCTATCTTCTGCTGTGACTTCAGGTGTTCCAGTAGTTTCTGTGACCAAAGAAGTACCACAGACAGGTGTGACTAATAATTCTTGGGACGTCAACTCAACTTCTGAGAATTACACAAGGGTAAATAGTGCTTACGCCACAACTCTAACACCATCTGCTACTGGAGACGGTACTTTTACTCTTGGCACTGGCTCTTTTGCTGCGGGAGATGTTGGCAAAACAATTATTGGAAATGGCGGTGTTGCAATTCTTACATCGACTGCTGGGGCATATGTATCCGTGACTGCCTTTACAGACACTAGCGCCATTGCTTCAGGTAATTGGGAGATGTACGCCGTAGTGTATAACACCACTGATGGTGATTTGGAGCTTAGTGGAGGGTTGTACGGAGCAGGATTTGATATAAATGCACTAGAGTTTGTTCAAACATTCTCAGTAGCTTCCCAAGAGACAAACCCAGAAGATATAGCCTTCAACACCGATGGCACCAAGATGTTCATTGTTGGCACTG